TATTACTTGACACCTCGCACCATCAAAGATGCTGCCGAGACACTAGCCACAAAGAACATCCCTCGCTTGGGTGAAACTTATGTAGCTTTCGTGCACCCACACCAATCACGTCGTCTTCGTGATATGCCTGAGTTCATCGAAGTTACAAAGTATGCTGCTCCAGGTAACTTCATGCTCGGTGAAATCGGTCGTTTGTACGACACAGTATTCATTGAGACAACACAGGTTCTTCACGTTCCTGGTGGTGCTGGTACTTCTTACACAGGTGACACTGCTGTCGCTAACCCAGTAGTAACGCCTGGTGGAGGATACACAACTCCTAACACCTACACGGGTAATGGTTCAGCTGACCGCTACAGCGCTCTCTTCATCGGAGACAACGCTTTCGGTCACGCTATCTCTCTTCCAGTTGAGCTCCGCGATGGCGGTATCCTTGACTTCGGTCGTGAGCACGCACTTGCTTGGTACTCAATCTTCGGACTTGGCCTAATCACCGACCAGGCCGTAGTAATTGCGGAGACCAATTAGCTTAAACTGTGGTAAGATTCTCCTAGTAGGCAATTAGCCTGCTAGGAGGTCTTACACTTATGGCAGTAAATCATGTAAAAACAAAATGTCCGCAAGGACACAAGTACACAGAAGAAAATTCATACATAGATAAAAACGGTTATCGTCACTGCAAAGCTTGTCGTAAAGAAACGATGAGAAACCGCAGAAAAGATATCCCAAGAGTTGGACGTGGTGTTAATAACGCCTCTAAAACTGAGTGCCCTAAAGGACACCCCTATGATGAAGAAAATACAATTACATATATAAAGCCTAATGGTAAATCAAAAAGGGCTTGCCGTGAGTGCGCCAAAGCTAATATGGTTACCCAGAACGTTAAGCGTTATGGAATAACCAAAGCGGACTTTGAGGCAGTAATAGCAGCACAAAACGGCAAGTGTGCTATATGCAAAGGCAAGTTTTGGGATGAGGTCTCCTCGCCCCACATTGACCACGACCACACCTGCTGCGATACTCAGATGAGGTCATGTGGAAAATGCATACGAGGCCTTCTTTGTAGGGGGTGCAACCAAGTTCTTGGGTGCGCTAAAGATAACATCGAGACCTTAAAGGCCGCGATTAAGTACTTACAGTCAGGAACCCTGACTTTTTAACCGAGATACTAAATTGGAGAAAACCATGGCAACAAAAGCAAAACCAACAGATGTAACTGGTCGCCAACGCGAGCAGCTTATCGCTGAGAATCAAGAAGCGCAGGCAGAAGCCGCGAACCGTATGTCAATGGCAACAGCCGAGGCAGCAAACCGCCTTGAGACAGAAGTCATTGATGCTACAAAACCAGGTCGCCAAACAGTAATTGTTGATGAGCCAACCGTAGTAGGCGGAGACAACGCTACTATGAACATTCGCTGCATTGAGACAGTTGAGAATATGACTCTAGGCGCTGGAAACAACTACAACTTTAAAGCTGGTCAAAAGTACACAGTTACTGAGCATGTCGGTAACCATGTCATTTCAAAGGGTTATGCCGTACAGGTCTAATACCTAGATAAACGTGGAAGCGGGCATTTAACGGTGCCCGCTTTTCGTTTGCTAAGACTTTTGAATGTTTTACTGGCATCATTAAACACATCGTAGTAAAAGGGAGTTATTGTGGCTTTATTGTCTGACATCCTCTCTAGAGTTCGCCTAGAGCTCGGTGACCAGCAGAAAAACTTCACTTTTACCGCCACTGGTGATGGAACAACTACCGTGTTCCCTACAGGTATTAAGCCTATTGAAGTGGTAAATCTTACTGTTACTGAAAATGGCAACCCTATCGCCTATCCATACGGTTACACCGTAGAACAAGATACGGGCATCATTACATTTGCTAATGCCCCTGCGTCTGCTGCAGCTATCGTAGTTACTGGCGTTCAAGATAGATACTTCTTAGACTCAGAGCTTTCTAACTTTATTAACGACGCTGTTAACCAGCACACATATAACCGAGTAGATGCTTACGGCACTCAGGTTACCCTAGCAAGCATAGACCCTGTTGAAGAGTATCCTGTTGCTATCTTGGCAACTATTGAGGCTTTGTGGGCTCTTGCTACAGATTCTGCTTTTGACATTGATATTCAAGCGCCCGATGGAATTAACATTCCTCGTACTGAGCGCTACCGCCAACTTACAGGAATTATTCAACAACGTTGGGAACAGTACAAGACTCTCTGTGCACAGCTTAACGTTGGTCTATGGAAGATTGAGATGGGAACGCTTATCCGCGTTTCTCGTACAACCAACCATTATGTTCCAATTTATATTGCCCAAGAAATCGACGACCCAAGTATTCCACAGCGCGTGTACATTCAGAATAACCTTACTGGACGTGCTCCTCTTCCATCAACGGTTCAGAACTACGACCTACTTATTACGCAAGGCGACAGCTTCTGCGTAGAGTTTGATTTCCCATTTGATGCCACTCTTTATAACTGGGCTTCTCAAATCCGTACCTATCCGAACTCGCCTTCGCTCTATGCAACCTTTACTATTAACATTTTGTCGCACTCTTCAACCCTTAGCAGGATACAACTTACTCTAGACGTTAGTGATACTGAATACCTTCCTGTACGCGGATTCTGGGACTTGCTTGCAACAAGCACTACAAACTCAGAGGTAGCAACCACGTATGTAAGAGGTCAAGTGTTTGTCACACAGTCAATCACAGATTCGTCTGGAGCGTTGGACGGAAGCTGGTAATCCGTGGCTAACTACTGCAATACGTGCGGCAACTGGCCGTGCTCGTGCCCAATTACCGTTGTTCCATCTGCACCTGTAGTTGTTAACGTAGTACCTACTTCTAATGGCTTACAAGGCATTCAAGGTATACAAGGGCCTGCTGGTTCTGGTGGCGGAGGTTCGCAAGGAACTGGTGCGCAAGGAACTCAAGGTATTCAAGGCGTTCAAGGACTTACTGGTTATGGCATTCAAGGCCACACTGGTGAAGAAGGCGTACAAGGTTTTACGGGCACACAAGGTGCACAAGGTGTTCAAGGCGTAGCTGGTTATCTTGGAGCAGATGGTGCTCAAGGTACTCAAGGTCTACAAGGTATTTCTGGCGCATTTGCTGGTCAAGGTATCCAAGGTGTTCAAGGACATATTGGCGCTCAAGGAACAACGGGTATCCAAGGTGCTGTTGGAACACAAGGCGCTGTAGGTACGCAAGGCATTCAGGGCGTACAAGGAGCTCAAGGTGCACAAGGTGCTCAAGGCGTACAAGGTTTCTTTGGTACACAAGGAGCCACTGGTGCTCAAGGTATTCAAGGCTTACAAGGCGCACAAGGTTCTCAAGGCACACAAGGATTACTTGGTTTTCAAGGTTTAATTGGTTTCCAAGGTATACAAGGAATTCAAGGTGCACAAGGTGTTCAAGGACGTCAAGGTACACAAGGTCTTACTGGTGCTCAAGGAATTCAAGGTCTGCAAGGAACAATTGGTTCTCAAGGCCTTACTGGTATTCAAGGTTTTACTGGACTACAGGGAACGCAGGGTATCCAAGGTTCACAAGGAACAACTGGTGCTCAAGGCGCTACAGGTACTCAAGGAGCGATTGGTACTCAAGGAACTCAGGGTATTCAAGGTCTACAAGGCCTTATGGGATTCCAGGGACTTAACGGATTACAAGGCCTTACTGGTTTTCAGGGCTTTCAAGGATTCCAAGGAACAATCGGTACTACTGGCGCACAGGGTGTGCAAGGTACCCAGGGATTTGGTTATGCCCAGCTTCAAGGTACTCAAGGAGCAACAGGTACCCAGGGAATTGTCTCTGGAGCTACTCCCCCAGGTAATACGGGAGTGCTGTGGCTTGATACCTCTGTGGGCGGAATTGCGGGCACTCAAAAAGTAACCTTCTATATTGGTGATGGAACCAACACTTCTTACACAGTTACCCATAATTTGGGCACCCGCGATATCGAGGTTTCAGTTTATAATGAGACTACATACGCAGTGGTTACTCCATCATCAATTGTGTATACAACGGTAAACACCGTAACTCTTACATTTAATTCAGCTCCAGCCCTCAATAACTACAGAGTGGTAGTGATGGGTTGATGTTTACTTTCTTTAGCAAC